CCCTAATACACCCCCCCCTATTTTTACCCCCCCATACCTATACCTGTGGGGGAGAGGGGAGGGGTATGACAGTATGACAATAATAATAATAATATATATATATATATAATATACCTATAAGAATAAGGAGTATCAGTAAGATCATTTATGGCAGATTTGGTATATGCCATTAATATGACATAAATGCCATTAATCAAAAATCTACTGCTATTGATGGCGTAGGGGTTATAGTCTATGATTCCCTCCATACAGCTCACCACTGCAAGAAAGGTTGCATCAAATGGCAGACGCCAAAATTAAAAATCTAGTCGGTAGACCGAAGTTCGAGATCACCGATGAGGTTTTAGATAAAGTTCAAAATCTTATGACCAAGGGATTAACGAAAGAACAGGCCGCTGGAATGCTAGGCGTTTCACTTTCAACTTTCATGCTTCATCAGTCGCAAAATTCGGAATTTTCGGATGCTATTAAAAGAGGGCAGGCTCAAGGAATTGACGCCGTGACTAACGCTCTCTTTGAAAATGCCACTGTGGATCGCAACGTGCCTTCCATGATATTCTTCTTAAAGAACCGAGCAGGTTGGGTAGATAAGACAGAAACAAAAATTCATGAGGATAGAACTTTAACCCTCGACTTAACAAGGATTGGCACAGATGAACTCACAGCAATTGAACACGCTTTTATCAAATCTAACGCTGGAACAGGTCAGAGCCGAGAAATACCGCAGATCATTGAGGGAGTTTACGAAGGCGTCATGGGGGACGATTGAGCCGGGGGTTGAATTTAAAAACAACTGGCACATCGACGCAATATCTGATCACCTTCAAGCTGTAGTCGAGGGCGACATCAAACGCCTGATCATTAACGTACCGCCTCGCCATATGAAATCTATTAGCGTGGCTGTCGCTCTGCCAGCTTGGACGTGGGCGCACCAGCCACACAAAAAATTCTTATATGCATCCTATGCATCTAGTTTGTCGATCAGGGACAGCACCAAGTGCAGAAGGTTAATCGACAGTCCGTGGTATCAGGCGCACTTCGGCGATAAGTTTAATCTGACCGACGATCAAAACCAAAAGCAGAGATTTGAGAACGACAAGACAGGCTATCGAATCGCAACGTCAGTTGGTGGTGCGTTAACTGGGGATGGGGGAGATATCATATGTATAGATGACCCCCACAATTCGATAGAAGCAGATAGTTCTAAAGTTAGGGAGGGCGTTCTGGATTGGTGGGATCAGGCCATGCAGACCCGTCTTAACGACCCAAAGACGGGCGCGTTTGTCATCATCATGCAAAGATTACACGAGCAGGATCTCACAGGCCACGTCTTGGCAAATCAACTTGGTGATGAGTGGGATCACCTAATGTTGCCTGCTCGTTACGAAGTGGGTGCGCCGAATCCGATGAAGTCGTCACTTGGGTTTACTGATCCCAGAACAAAGGAAGGTGAGTTGCTGTGGCCTGATCGTATTGACGAGAAAACTTTATCAAACCTTGAGCGAAGTCTTGGATCATATGCCGCCGCTGGTCAATTACAGCAACGTCCATCTCCAAAGGGTGGCGGAATACTTAAAGCATCTTGGTGGGTTCCTTGGGATGGTGACCTCCCAGAAGTCGAATATGTTTTACAGTCATGGGATACAGCGTTCGAGGCCAAGGAAAGCTCTAGCTTTAGTGCTAGGACAACTTGGGGAGTGTTTCGTCACAAGGGCGCAATGTGCGCCATCGTTCTAGAATGTTGGTACGACAAGGTCAGCTACCCAGATTTACGAAAAATTGCACAGCAATCATATGACGATTGGGAGCCAGACGCTGTGTTGATCGAGAAGAAGGCGTCAGGTCAATCTTTACTACAAGATTTGCGTATGGCTGGTGTGCCTGTTGTAGCCTATTCACCTGACCGAGATAAGGAAGCTAGAGCGCATGCAAGCTCCGCTCTTTTAGAAGATGGAAGAATTTACTACCCATCTGATAGAAAATGGGCTAAAGATTTAATAGACATTTGCGCCGCATTTCCTGCACACCCAAATGATGACGTGGTGGATACATGCACACAGGCGTGGTTGCGATTGAGAAAAGGATGGTTCGTTGGGCATAGTGAAGACCCTGAAGATGACGAGCCAGTACAAACACAGAGGATGACAATGTATGGCTGATCCAAATATTATACCTTTTGCTGAAGGTGCGCCAAGCGATGATCTAATGATTGAGGAACTCGCAGATGGCGATGTCCTAATAGGTGACCCTGAATTAGATATGATGGATGAAGTCGATACGGCTCAGTTTGATATAAATCTAGCCGAAGCAATGGACGACAAAGAACTTGCACGAAAAGCGCAGGAGTTAGTTGGCTATTACGAAAACGATGAGCAGGCTCGATCTGAGTGGAAGGAACGCTACAAGGAAGGTCTTAAAACTCTTGACCCTGATGGCGGAATGCAGGAGAGCGAAGAAGAGCGAGCAACTCGCGGTCTGTCTGTCGTTGTCCACCCACTAATTGCTGAAGCCGCTACACAATTTAACGCCAAGGCAATTGCAGAGCTGTACCCATCAGGTGGCCCAGTTAAATCGGTTATCGTTGGTAGCCCAGACGAAGAGCTAGAGGAGCAAGGTCGCAGAGTTCGTGAATTTATGAATTACCAGATCACACAGGAAATGCCTGAGTATTTCCCTGATCTAGACCAAATGCTATTTCACCTGCCACTAATCGGTCACACCTTCAAGAAGGTTTGGTGGAACGTAAACATGGATCGTCAATGCTCTGACTTTGTTAAGGCTGAAGACTTCGTGGTCGCTCCAGAGAGTAAAGACTTATATACGTCACCACGATACACGCACATTATCCGTATGCCAAAGAACGACTTCAATCGTTACGTCCAGAATGGATATTACCTGCCAACCAAATATGCTGGCGGAGATTCACTAGATCCATCTGAAGATGTGATTGGTGAAATCGAAGGCGTTGATCAGTACGATGATAGCAATGACGATGTAATGACACTGCTTGAAATGCACGTCTATGATTTGTTTGATGGGCTAGATGGCGAATCAGAGAATGACGATGATCGAGATGATAATGCAGTAGCACTGCCATATGTCATCACAATCGACTATGACAATCAAAACATTGTAAGTATTCGACGCAACTGGAAACAGGAAGACGAGCTAAAGCAACGCAGAGATTGGTTTGTATCTTACAAGTTTTTACCCGGTTTAGGTTTCTACGGCTTCGGTCTTTACCACATGATCGGTGGATTAGGTAAGGCGGCGACAGGATCACTTCGTGCATTGCTAGATAGCGCCGCGTTCTCAAACATGCAGGGTGGCTTTAAGTTGCGTGGTCGTGTCCAAGGCGGAGACATGCAGATTAACCCCGGTGAGTTTGTAGATATCGACAGCACAGTTGACGACATCAATAAAGCTATTATGCCATTGCCGTTTAAAGAGCCAAGTGGATCTCTGTTTAATTTGCTAGGCTTTATGGTTGAAGCTGGTCAGAGATTTGCAAGTACAGCCGACTTAAACGTTGGCGATGTTAATCCAAATGCACCAGTTGGATCAACAGTTGCACTAATCGAGCAGGGATCAAAGGCATTTAGCGCGATACACAAGAGACTACACTACGCGCAAGGCCAAGAGTTTAAACTACTTGCGGCTCTAAATGCTGAGAATCTACCTGACGAATTTACTTTCTCACAGGCTGGAGCTTCAGAGACGATATATCGATCTGACTTTAATGATCGAATTGACATCATACCAGTAAGCGATCCAAACATATTCTCGACAGCCCAGCGCATTGCACAGGCACAAGCTGTGTTAGAAATGTCACGATCTGCGCCACAGTTCCATAATTTATATAATGCATACAAGCGCATGTATGAGGCGCTCAGAATACCAAACATCGACGAAATCTTAGAGAAGCCAGAGGAAGCTGTGCAGATGGATCCAGTTGATGAAAACATGAGCGTTATGTATGGCAAGCCAATCCGCGCATTCCCAGAGCAGGATCACGATGCACACATTGCGGTTCACATGCAGTTTATGCAAGACCCATCACTGGCAGGCAATCCAGCGGCACAAAAAACAATGGCTCCAGTTCTTATTGCTCACATTGCTGAACACATTGCATTGCTATATCGACAGCGTATGGAAGAGGGCATCAATATGGAAATGCCTCCACTGCCAGACTTCAAAGATCCTAAGTTTAAGTTCAATGATGTTGACCCAGAGATGGATCGCTTGATTAGCCAACGTGCGGCTCAAGTTGTTCAGGCTTCACCGCAGATGAAACAGATCGAAGCTATGAAGGGCATGATGGGAGGCCAGCAAGGTCAAGGCCAAGGCAATCCACTGCAAATGGCAACTGAACTTGCTAAACTTGAAACCGAGGCACTCAAGGCTCGAACACAAGCACAAATTCAGGCGGATCAGGCCAAGGCTAAATCTAACATCGAGATCAAGCAGGCTGAAGCGCGACAGGACATGGAAATTGAAATGGCGAAGGCACAAGCTGACATGCAGGCTAAGATTGTTAAACTAGAGGCGGAACTACAGCTTGAGCGAGAGAAAAACGCGGCTAAGATACAAATGGAGGCAATGAAGAATGTACCCACCATCATATAATTTGCCACCTATTAATCCTGCGGCTTTTGGCGGTTTACCGCAAGAAAGACCACAGGGTGCGCCCCCACCGAACTCCCAAGGTGGGGGTCAGCAACCACCAATGGATATGAACAAATACCTAATGGATAAAGTGGCTGAGATTAAACGGCGTATGGGTGGAGGAGATATGGGTGCGTTAAGTTCTATTGCATCAGCTATGCCACAAGCTCCAACAAATCCACAGCCACAACCACAGCCACAACCAATGAGGGCGTAATGGAAGAAGAATACAGACCCAACGCTTTGCTTGACGCTTATGCGGATATAGACCTTACAGAATTTAACCTGCCTTTTTCTGGTGGTATCAATTACACCACTAGCCCTGATGGCTCTAGGGCAGAGATTGATCTCAACAAGACATTTGAAGGTGGAATGGGTTCAGTCACGCCATCAATTGGTTACACCGAAGAAAATTCTGTTGACAGTAAAGTAAAATCATATCGAGCTGGTCTGGACGCAGATTATAAAATTGGCGAACTAGACCTTACAGGTTCACTATTTGGTCAGAGAGATAACTTTAATGGCGTAGACGTTGGGACATTCACTAAAATAGGATTAGGAGCAAGGATGGGCATGTTTGATGTTTTTTTAAATCAACAAAAGCAAACTGGCTATGAACCAGATTATTATGGCAGTGTTGGAATTAATGTTGGTAATAATTCTCGTTTGCAGTATTCTGACAGCAACAGAGGCGATCCCACGGTTAGCTTTAATTACAATCGGAAGTTTTAATAATGAACAAACTTTTCTCAACTATGAATATTAAATCTCCAGTCTTTATGTGTTTTGGGGGTGAAGGTGCTACGTCAGGTGGTAGTTCTGGTGATGGCAATAGAGGGTCTAGCTCTAACGTATCATCGTTTGCTACGTCTAACAGCGTAGACTTATCACCTGATAATCGTGATGATCCGTATGTAAGAGATAGTAGTGGTAGCGCTGTTAGAGATGGTAACGGCAACCCAGTAATGACTGGTAGGGGAGTACAGGCACGAACTAACCGTAATAACGATAACAGGGATTTAGCTACTCAAACACGGAATAGTCCTTTTGTGAATCCGACCACAATGGCATCTCAATTAAAGCCAGAAAGTCTTGAGCGTATTGCGAGAGAACGGACTTACAAAGCTCCTAATACGCAATCAAATTATTCTGACATTAAGGTTGATATATTAGAGCCATACTCATCTAATAACGTCAATGTTGATCCTAGAAAAGCTACTGACGGTTATGGTAGAGATATTGCACCATCGCCAATTAGCATAGAAAGAGATTTAGTAGGTGCGGCTCCTACTTCATCAACTGTAACTTCACCACGCCCACGAATGCGCCCATATAACTTAGGCGTCGATCCAGTATCTATGAATAGCGGTGTCGGCGTACTTGGTAAGGTTGCTAACGCTCCTACATTTGCGACGCGTATAGCAGATTATACTGGCCTTGAGAGAACATATAATACACAGGCAGAGGAAACCGCTAACTTCTTTACACCGAATGATGGCGCGTCATACGTTCGTGGTCAGCTTGTCGATGATGCGACAGGTCAGCCAATAAGAGCTGGTGGCATGACATCTTCTAAACGTAAAATTGGTGGCTATATGGATGATGTGAAAAACAATCTTGAAAACTTCCGTGGCCTTGGTGGAGCGCCAATATTAAATTCAAGCAGAGAAACATTTGCCAATATGATAAAACCGCTAGATAATGCCGCTTATGTAGGTGGTCAGTTAATCAACACTTTAACTGGTGAATCTCTACAAGGTGGTGGCTACACTTATGATGCTGAAGGTAAAAATCCACAATACATCTACGGCGTATCTGATGACTACAGCAACAACCTACAAGTTGATACAACTGGAATGACTGATATTAAGGCGCGATCCAAAATAGCAAATCAAGTAATGCGGAGAGACATTGCGCCGAGTGACTCAGCATATTTTGGGTCATTTATACCGAGTATAATCTCTCCAATGTTTGGCGGTAAAATGGGTGAGCAGATGTTGGAAGGTGGAATTAAAGGTAGAAATTCAATTGTAGATAAACATACTGCGGCTTTGGAAGCTGGAGCTAGGCCAGTATACAACGAAAAAAATGAGTACGTTGGATATGATGCAGGGCAAGGCACTGTAGATTATGATCTAAATAGTTATGAAAGACAATCTACACTTCCTACTGAACAAGAGACTGCTCGTATGGGTGGTCTTGACGATATCAATGACCAATGGCGGGAGGCGCGGCGGAACCCAAAAGGAAAGCCACCACCAAAAAACCCAGAAGAAGAACCAGACGCAGAAGCAGACGCGTTGGCTATTTCCATTCAGAAATTTTATGCATCCCAGTTTTATAGAGATCTTATAGCTGATGATAGCAGTAGGCGTGGTATTCAGGATATGTATGATAGCGAGTATTTTGGTAGTGTTGGATCTAGTACATTTGGAAAAGCGCAAGATAGAGCATATGAAGCATTTTTAGCGGCTTGAAACAGAATAAAAATAATAGGAGGCTAACGCCATGAACGAAATGACAGACAACCCAGACTACCGATTGGTTATGGACTTTTTACAAAGTATTAACCCCGGTGATATGGGTGAAGAATCCGCTGAACAACTTATGCAAATTGGTCAGCGCATCGAAGGTGGTGGACAACTTAGCGACCAAGAACGCGAGATGTTTATGAGCGTAGTTGGAGCAATGCCTGATTACAGTCCAGCTAATAATTTTGGCTCAATGTCAGAAGCTGAACGTGAGTTGGCTATGGATCAAGCATTGCCAACAAATCTTAGTGAAGAAGAAAGGCAAAGGTTTATGGAGCAAAAATATGCCGCTCAAAAACGTCTGGAGTTCGATGCAAGGCAACGCGAGATACAAGCTGGTAATTTTCCTACTGGTGAAGCGGCAGGTATGGTAGAAGTTCCACAAATGCAATCACCACGCCCACGAATGCGCCCATCACCACGAATGAGTCCATCACCACGAATGCGCCCAGATAACTTAGGAGGTTAATATGGCTGAAGTAAATGTAGAAAACATGGAAGAAAACGCAGACCTATTTATGGAAAAAATGGGCTTTGCACACACATCTGATGGCCTTGATATGAGTGACGAGCAGTTGGTTAATTTCCTACTGTTATGCCACCATACAATGGTAGGAATTGACGATGAAGATGGTATGTATGACGATGATGAAATGTACGAAGATGACAGTGAGATGATGGAAATGCCACACGGCAAAGACATTAAAGTCAAGGTTATGTCAGGCGGAAACGTACATGAGATGATGAATAAACTTCTAGGAGGTTAAAATGCCGTACAACAAATACTCCCCAAAGCAAAAGAAACTGGCGGCAGTCGCAGGTAATAAAAAGAAAATTACTGGCGCTGACTTAAAGGCTCTCGCAAAGCGTAAGAAGAAGAAAAAGTAATGGCTGAAGAAACCATCCAAGGAGGCACTGCGGATCAGTGGGCTGAGTATGCAAAAAGCCTTGCAGTAGACATCCCTGAGATCACTTGGAAGGACGTAGGCAATGTCGCCTTAGACTTCACGCCTATTATTGGCGACATCAAGGGTGGTTACGAAACCGTTAAGATGATTGGCGATGAACTAGACAAGGACGATCCCAACTATACCTTGATTGGCATTCTTGGTGGCGTAGGTGCCGCCGCCACAATCATTGGATTAGTCCCCTATATCGGTGACGTTGCCCAAAAAGCCATTATGTCAGGAGCAAGAAGTGTTGCTGATAGTGCTTCTAATTTAGGCAAGGGTGTGCTTGATTTTGCTCAACGCGTCGAGGTTGACCCGAATACATTTGGTGCGTTTGGTGGTAATGTTAGATTGAAGCCTGCATCAAAAGCCAACAAGGCTGATCTAGATCCTCTTGGATATCAAAAAACAAGAATGAGGAACGCCTATCTTTCTGACACAGATGTTAGGTTTACGGACACAAACGAAAATTTACCCAGACAGCCTATGTCTTGGGAGGAAACTGAGGGTAAAGTTATTTTGCCATTCTATGGTGACAGAACTTCTCGCGGTTTAATGGTAGAAGGCGTTAATGACCTTGATTTTGAAACTCCAGTTTACACTGAGGGTGGAATAGATTTCATGGTTGGCCCTGCGGCGCAAGCTGATGACGCAATCTGGGCTTCCAATCAAAACATTATTGATCGCATTGATAAAGAGTCAACAAAAGCCGCCAAAAAGTATGAAGGTGCAGATATAATTGGATTGACTGGAAGCATGGCTCCAGACGCAAACGATTTTGCCACCATGACTGGGGGCGCAATGGCTGAACTTATCAAAGGCGCAAAAATTACGAAAAAATCTGCTAAAGAGTTTGATAAAATTATGAAAGAAATTGACCCTGACTTTGTTGGCGTTTTGTCACCGAAAATCAGGAAATGGGCTGAAACAACAACCTCTCCAAAAAGAAAAGCGTTTATACGATTAATGGATAGTGCGCCGATGCAAGCCAATGGTTTTCCAAGCCCAGCGTTAGCCAGATATAGCGTTACAGATCCAACGCAGAGAGATATGCCTCCGGGTATGTTTGGTTTGGGCGCGTCGAAGATAAACACTGAAGCTCCTCTAATGTTCAACGCTCCAAAAGGTAATTTGCCTAAAACTAATGTTCCTCACTCAACATATAACACTCAAATTGCAGGAGAGTACCTTGGGTCTTTGCCACCTGTTCCTCAAAAGTTTATATTTGATGATATATATAACTCAATGGAAGGTAAGTTAGATAAACGTGGTTTTCCATTAACTTCAGCAAATATAACACACGCTATTAAAACAAAGATGCCAGCGGTAAAGATGACGCCAGAAAGATTAGAGAGTATTATGAAATATCTTTCTATGTTGGAAAGATGAATGGGTCTGCATCTTCTATTCCAAGCATTTTGCAAACGACTCCATCAAGTGCATCAAGGCTTTCATCGTCCATTCCTAAATCTTTGGCTTTAAGTATTATCAGCTCTCTAGATAAATCTACATCTTCCATTTTATATTCCTTTCTAATAGGAAATACAGTATAGTGAATTTAAATCAAAAGGAAAGCACCAATGGCAAAACAAGGATTGTATTCAAACATCGCGGCTAAGAAAAAGCGTATCAAGGCTGGCTCTGGTGAAACGATGCGTAAAAAGGGTGCTAAAGGCGCACCAGCTAAAGGCTCGTTTGCAAAAGCCGCTAAGACTGCAAAGAAACCAACAAAGAAGAGGAAAGCATAATGGCTAAAGGTATTAAACATTATTTCAAGAA